GCGTTTTTGCCTAGGGGTGTTGTCCCCGGAACGACGACATGCCGCTCGATCACTACAATATTTTTGGCCGCCTTAAACGGCAGCGGCAACAGCTTCTGCTGCAGCTTCACCTCCCTCCGCAACGCCTTCAGCAAGTTCAAATACACCATGACCTGTCGATTGCGCTGCCTTGATAATATTGTTCCATGCCTCATCAGCGAGGCAATCATGGAACGTATGGCTAGCAGTAGCCGGGTTGCCCGGATCAAACCGGACACGCCACTCAATAGTCACCATGAATTCCAACACCTTCGGTTGGGCATTCCTTTGAATAAACAATATAGGTGACAAAGCTGCTGGTCGCATACCATCATGCCACGACACTAAATCCCCGCCCTGTTGTTTCACAGGCAGGAAATCAGAGTACTCATTCATGTCCAACGGGTAGGCACTGCACTTTACACCACGTAGAGATAATTTACCTCCAGTCAATAACCGTGGACTATAAAATGAAATGACTCTCGTCCCCATTTCTGTGTATGTGAGTCCCGCCGGCGAACTCCCCAGCATCAATTGCTGGTTCACCCGAGTCATTGCAAACACGCCGTCGGCTGCTTGCAATGCCGCGGGGTTCATCACTTGCACCGTCATTGCCGCGGGTACCACTTCACACGCCTCCCCAAGATGTAAGAGAGGCATAGGAATGGGTCTTGTATTGTTGCCAGCGGTGATGCCGCTCAAGCCGGAAACTGCTTCGACCCCGCACCAATCCAACCACTTATCAGCGCCGGATGTCCCAATGGGAGTCTCATGAAATGGACAAAAGAGCACGAACTCCGAGTTGGTCTGATGCAACACGGTGGTACGAATCACCGTATAAGGACCAACTGGTCGTGGGAGTCCCAACGTACGGGGAACCCTCGCGTCCAAACAACGTACCAATGCCGCTGTTGACTTGCCTGAATACAGGCGACCCGCGAACTTTCTTGTCCCAAAATTTCTCTTGGGCGGCGCCATTGCGCCTTGAGCGAGCACGATGGTGGCATTGCCTCTTGACATGCCTTTCTTGCGGCTCCCATTCTTCATCTTCAGGTCCTTTCTGACCCGACTGAGAATGCGAGTGGCTTTGGCTCCCTTGCTTTTCTTGACCATTTTAAATGGAGAGGGATGAAAACACTGCCTGGCGGCGTGAAAGAGTTATATGCTCTAACAAACAAATGTGACCAAGCTCAAGGGGATCCCTTGTTTCCAAAAGTTGTAATATAATGTAAAACGTGTAAATAATAATGATCGCAGTCTATATACACGGATCGAATGGTGCTAGCAGCATGAGTCAACAACACTGCACAGCGGCTTCACGGCGACAGTAGCGGGTGGCTCCTTCCCTTGTTGTCGCGGATCAGCAGGCCTATTCGCACCATCCACACTGGATACGCCAGTGCCTCGGTTAACGTAACCATCGACAGGACCCCGAAGCCCAACGCACGGCCGTTACCAGCGAAGCTGTCCTAAGATCAGCACGTGCACCGGGATTGAACTGCCGTCCCCCTGTGATACAGGTTATGGGACCGTCCCTGCGGTATGGCCTCAGAAGAGGCAGGGGGTCTCGCGTCTGGGGATTTGATGGCTGGCAAACCACATACCGGATCAAATGATATGTCCCCAAAGGCCTTCACCTCAGTGGGCGCCCGTAACCCACAGCAGGCTTTCGCCACCGCACTGCGACGCGATGGACAAAGAATAAGCCTTCGATCTGGCCGGCAAAATGCCCGCGCCAACGCACGTACCGCCACACCGTGCGCAACTCCTCCGGACTGATGACAGGAAAATCACTGGACAACGGAGTTGATCTCTTCTCACCGCGACCCGTTATCTTGGTCACGGCTCCCCTTACAAAAGCAAAACAAAAAGTGTCGTCATTCGGCATGCATGCGATGGTCCGTCTCGCAAGACGGCCCGCTAGCTCGGTTTCTTATCTAGCGGGTTGCCCCAGCTTGCAGGCAAGCTGGTAAGCATTTCGTCGAAATTATCAACGTTCTCAAATCTCCAAGGATATAACACGAAGGTGTCCAGTTCCTCCGGTGTAGCGGGACAGCGTACCGCTTGTAAATTCTGTAGCTCCTCCATTGGTGTGACGGCGAGATTCTGAAGCTCAATATACTCTTCTATCTCCGTGAAGTGGTGTCCTTCCTCACCGTACACTCTCATGGACATCTCGCGATCAGCAACCTCATGACTCCGCTTAATTTCTTTAGCGTAATCATAAAATTTGCGTGATACCGTAGGAAACAACCCAGCGAAATCAGCCGCGCGCGCTATCGCACCTGCGGCGGCGATATCTCTCACTACGCCATGGTTGCCATCCTTAGCAGCTTGGATGATAGTTGACGAACAACTTACACCCGCGTTCTTCAACGCGCGTGGGAGCTCTGGGCATGAAAAACCAGTAGGCTCACCGTCCACACACGCGATATGGTATCCGCAAAAAGTTGCGCGATCGTCGGCATACACGATCGTCATATTGAAGCCCTGCCTGTTCCACCAGCCTAGGAAATATTGATCCATGGAATCGCCAGGTTTCATGGGTGGATATAAAGCACAAAGGGAATCATCGCCTTCGAATGACCCATTCCACCACCTGACTTTCCCTGTCTCATCAATACCCTTGCGAACAGAGGGATCAAGGAATCTCTCAGGTTCCTTGAAAATGGAACACGTCCAATTGACGAAATTCATCCACCAATTCAGACACGATGTACCTCGATGTCCAGAACGGCGTATAGCGTCAATCTTCATGCGCATTTTATCCATTTTCTTTTGGAAAAAGAGTTTAAGCTCCTTCTTTTCACAACATTTCAAATGTTCCTCATGCCATTGCTGAGGAACAACCCCATACGGGATAAGCACTTGCATGATGTGCTTCAGAACAGGATTCTCCACCTGCCCACGTATGGTCGCGTTACATGTTGTGTCCCACGCGCTTCCATCGCCTTCCACAAGCTTGGCGCCTTTCTTGGTAAGGCTCTCTACCACGCGCTTGACGGCGGCCCTCTTCCCCGCATGCTTGATTGATTTTGATTCAAACCAATCAAACAGCAAATCTTCAAAGCACTTAACAACAATTAGTGCCATGAGTTGGCCGTCGTCCCCGTCCGCTATGAGCAACCTAGGTGCTTTGCCCTCTGGCATGTCCTCGAGTTTAACTGAGCACTTCAGTTCCATAGTCGGATAAGCTTTCTGGAGCAAATTGGCAAGGGAATCTTCGAGTCGCTTAAGCGACCACTTCCCCGACTTGATGTCCTCCAAATGGAGGTTTTCTTCGGCCCACCGCTCAATTCGCTTCACCGAAAAAATCGCCCTGTTTCTCTTTGTACCGCAGGCATCACCCACGATACGGGCGATCTTCTTGCGATCGGTACCGTTGCCAGTGTATGGTTTGGCCTTCTTGTCTAGCCGCTCCTCCTTCGCTGCTCTAGCATTATCGGAGCTATTGTTGTACACGTTGGGCTTCTTGGGCGCCGGGGCAGTCATAACGCCTACAATTTGTTTCGTATCACCATCATTGCCCCGGTAATCTTGTCCAACGATCATTTTGATGCCATTATTGTCCACAATCCGCTCGTGTTCGTTCGCAATTATATCGGCATCTTCTGCTGTGTTGCCACCGTGCTTGGGCAAACCCAACAACGGGCATACGAACGATGAGTCTGTCCTTCGAAGTGTACTTGCAACTGGCTTTTGTTCGGGCAAGCCCAACACGGGGCATACGAACGAAGAGTCAGTCCTTCGCAATGTACTCACGACAGGCTTCTGAGCATCATCAGGCTTATCTCCTTCACCTGGGGGTGGAGCTTGTTCGCCCTCCTTCGTTGAGGACGGCTTGCTGTCGTCTGCTTCCTTGGATTTCTTGGCCAAAATGGCCGTATCTCCATCACCATCGCTGTGGTTCGAAGCACCACATGAACTCTCCTCTGTGCGTTTTAGCTGCGTGCGTAGGTACTGTTCCTTCACCTCGCAAGTTATGCATCCGACGCAACAATTCCAGCAATTGTCATGCTGCACCAGTGCGGGACGTAAAACCTTGTGTCCTGCGAACACTCGTACAAGTACTGGCACAGCTAGGAATCTCATCGCCACATGTTCCAATGATCCAGTCGGCCACAATGTTTGGGCTGTCTGTTCCAATTGGGAATGGATAGACTCCAATTTTGTCTTGTTGCGTGTACCGTGCATGAAAATGTGCAAAATGCGAGGAATCTCAGCCTCAGTAAAACGAACGGTCGTCTTCTGAAGCACTCTGGACCCCTTGCCGGCACAAATACTCGCAACATGCTTCCCCACAAAACGCTGGAAACAAGTAGCATCAGGAGCCACATAATCCCAATCATAGGTTGTGACTTCCCATGCGCCTTTTCTTGTTTTAGCTGCGTGGCGCATCTCGCTGGTCACTCCGGCTGGAGTGATGGACTCGAGCGCTGTAACGTGTGCGATCATTCTTCACAAATAGCACACAGCCAAACACCAATGTTATAGGTACTGCTGATGAGATCAACAGACATACAACGAGAGTTCAAAGCTTGCTCAGTAGCTACTCAGGATAAATCCCAAGCAGGGGGTAGAGCAGTTCCCCCCAAAACCGTGTCCTGTCTCAAGCGGGGATCGCTTGAG